CAGGTTGGGGATTAAACGGTGCTGCCACTTACGATATATGGTTATATAAAGGCGGAGGTGCTTGTCATCATTTTTGGATGAGAAAGACCTATATGGCAGTAGATGTAAAACCTGATGCTACCAACCCAAATGCAGAGATAAGTGTAAACAAGGCAAAGAAAGAGGGATTTACTCCTGAAACTAACGACCCTAAAGTTGCAAAGCGACCTGTGGATATGCCTAATAAAGGATTTGTAAATAAGTAAGAAATGGCAGACGCACTATTCATAACAAGAAAAGATTTAGTAAAGTTTAGTTCTGTCAACGGAAACGTAGATACGGACAAGTTTTTGCAATATATTAAAATAGCACAGGATATACATATCCAAAACTATTTAGGAACTGACCTTTATAATAAGATTCAAGCCGATATAGAAGGAAGTAGTTTAGCAGGAGACTATTTAGCACTTGTAAACGACCATATAAAGCCTATGCTGATACATTGGGCATTAGTTGAGTACTTACCCTTTGCGGCTTACACAATAGCTAATAAGGGAGTATTTAAGCATAGTTCAGAAAATGCTACAAACGTAGAAAAGAATGAAATAGATTTCTTAATAGAAAAAGAAAGAAACGTAGCACAATACTACACAGATAGATTCATTAATTATATGAGTTTTGAGGCGAGTTCTAAATTCCCTGAATACTACACTAATAGTAATGATGACGTATATCCTGATAAGGATGCAAGTTTTGAAGGATGGGTGCTATAATGGGAGTAAATAAATACAAACCAAAACAGGAAAATATAAATAAGCTAAAACAGTATTTGGCTTATATAACAAAAACGAAAAAAAGTAATTGTACTATATATGGCAAACATTGAAGATTGGTACGGTAGAAATAATATCTCTTGGGGAGAAGTTTACGATGATGTATGGGCAGGAAACGTAAACGAAGCTAACAGTTGGGGGATTATATACCCATTTAATTTTGAGGGTAGTTTATTATTCGCTGATACAACTTTAGTAACCGCAGACAATACAAGTATAAAAGCAGATGCAACACAATTTTAAAAAGATATGGCAAAACAAGTAATTAATATAGGCACAAGTGCAAATGATGGTACAGGAGACCCATTAAGAACCGCCTTTGACAAAGTAAACGATAACTTCACAGAGTTATACAACGATGATTCAGGAGATGTAGGTTCAATAATTGCAGGTACAGGAGTAGCGGTAGACCAAGCTACAGGAGATGTAACAGTAAGTTTAGCAGATGATGGAGTTTCTTATGCTAAAATGGGTACAGAGTTTACAACTGCTGCGGTTATCTCTGCAAGTGATGTAGACTTTTCATCTGCTGCGGTATTCACTAAAACATTATCAGCTAATACTACTTTAACCTTTTCAAATGTATCTACAGGAATGGTAAAGGATTTAGTAATCACAGGAAACTTTACTCTAACACTTCCTGCTTCAGTTAAGACAATCACAGGAACGTATGATGGTACAGTAAGTAACCTAATTCAAATAGTATCAACCAATGGCTCAACAGAACAATGGGCTACAATTTCTCAAGAAGCATAGTTATGATAGCAATACAACACGAAGGAGCAATAAAGAAATATACTTCCTTACCTAAAGTTTGGAAAGACGAAAACGGAGTACACCTAAACATCACAGATGGACAAGCGTTTGGCTTTTATCCTATCGTAACACCTTCTTACGATTCAGCTACTCAATACTTGGGAGACCTTGAATGGGATGGAGATAATAGCGTATTTACTTACCCTGTGATTGATAAAACTTGGTCTCAAACAGTAGCCGAGTTAAAGGAAAGTAAGATATCAAATTTAAAGAGTTTATACAATAGAAAATTAGCAGAGACAGATTGGTACATTATCAGAAGCCAAGAGGGTACTTCAGCACCTCAAGATGTGTTGGATGCAAGAGCGGCATTGAGAACTGATTGTGCAACTAAAGAAGCGGAGATTAGCGCACTTACTACAAAGAAAGCGGTAGTTTCTTATTCTTTACCAAACCTTGACTAATGAGCATTAATAAAAGACTTATAAATACAGGTGTAGAGGCTGCACCCGCAGCATTTGACCCACTACAAAACTTTGAAACTGTAACCTACACAGGGAATGGTGGTACACTAAAGGTAACAGGGTATATAAGAAAGGGTGCTGCTTTTAATGGGAGTAGTAGTAAAATAACATTGCCATCAGGCTCTCCATTTGACGATTCTAATACAATAAAATCTATAAGCGGATGGATAAAGGCAGATACAACCTCAAGTAGAGTTGTTCTTTATAGTCATTCATCTTTAACAAACACAAATGATTATTTTTATGTAGGCTATTTGGCTGATTTAAACAGAATATATGTTGCCGTAAGAGATGGCAGTTCATCAAACCAAAATAATAGATACGTAAATATAACACCAAATACAAATTGGAATCATATTGTTGCTCAATTAAATGGTTCAACAGTAGAAGTATGGTTAAATGGTGTTCAACAAACAGTCAATGATAATATAAGTGGCTCTGCTTCAAGTTCAAGTTGGATTGATTATCCTACTTACGATAGTTCTGTTGTTGCTTCAATCGGTATATCAAGAGTACAATCTCCTGTTTATAGTGCAGGCAAAATAGACCAAGTAAGAATCTTTAATACCGCATTAAACTCAACGCAAGTAGGGCAGTTAGCAGCAGAAGATTACACAGACCCTAAAAAATCAACTACGGATTACTTCGGAAATGGTTCTGCTATTGCTTTATATGAGTTAGATGAGGATGCTAATAGCAGTAACTTTGAACAAGCTGCTGTATTTAATGGGAGTGATAGTAGAATAAATACAAACGATAATAAAGCATTTGTAGCTGATGAAATGTCTATTTCTTTATGGGGTAGATTAAATGCAACAGGTGCTAATGAAAATCTTATTAGTAATTGGAACTCAAGTGGCACAAGAGAAACTTCATTTCAATTTACAATTACAAGTGCTAATAAATTAGAATTAATTGTATATGCAAGTAATGATTCTACTGATTATAAACAATATGTATCAAACTCTGCTTTAACAGGACTAACAAATTGGAATCATTTTAGCTTTACATTAACAAGCGGCATAACTGCAAAACTTTATGTAAATGGTTCTGAAGTATCAACAACAGTAACAAATGGCGCTACTTATACAAGTGGCACTATAAATACTACAGGAACATTCGATACTATTATAGGTGCAATCGGAAATGCAAGTACAGGAATAGATGGCGAAATAGACCAAGTAAGAATCTACTCATCAGCATTAAGTAGTGGAGATGTTACTAACTTATACAACGAATCAAGTGTACCGACTGCTAACCTTGTTGCCCACTATAAATTAGATGGCAATGCAACAGATGAAACAGGAAACTATGATGGAACAGAAACAAGTATAACCTATTCAACAGGAGTATATGGAGGAACACCTGCCAACGTAAACTTTTTAGGTATGGCATTCAAACCCGATTTAATTTGGTTTAAGAATAGAGACCTAACAGACACTCATAGATTACACGATTCAATAAGGGGTATCGGCACATATCTTTCATCAGTCAATACTGCTGCTGAACTCACAATAAGTAGTGGCGGTCCACAATCTTTTGATTCAAATGGTTTTACAACTTCATCGGGTGGTGCTTATAATGCTACAAATGAAGATTACGTTGCTTGGTGTTGGCGTGCAGCAGGATATTCAAATACATTTAATGTTCTTGAAGGAGGTGTAACCGATACAGGTTCAACTGCAAGTAATGTTGGAATAACCGCAGGTTCTAATACGAATGGATGGGGTGTATCTGCAAATAGGGATGCAGGGTTTAGTATTGTAAAATATACAGGAAACGGAAGTAATAGTAGTATTGGACACGGACTTAATGAAGCACCCGAACTTGTAATTATCAAATCAAGAGACCAATCTACAAGAAATTGGATTACTCATTTTTCTTCTTTAGGGGCAGGTGCTTATATGTCGTTAAATATAACAAACGCAAATGCAACTTCTACCGCAAGAATAAATACCACAACAAGTACTGTAGTTAATATTGGCACTTCTGCAAATGTTAATGCAAATAATGACAAATTAATAATGTACTGCTTCCATTCAGTAAGCGGATATAGTTCGATAGGGAGTTTTGTTGGAGATGGTAGTACAGATACAGTTTTAAATTTAGGTTTTGAACCAAAATGGATAATGATAAAGAATTCCGATACGACAACAGGTTGGTTTATTATGGATTCTATAAGAGATAATTTTGCAAAAAGATTAAGAGCAGATGTAGATAATGGTGAATCAAATATTGGAACACTAACAACAAGTTCTACCGGTATTACAATAAGTTCAACCTCAAGTGATGGTAGAATAAATGGTAGACCAGGTTATAGTGATACTATGATGTATTTAGCAATAGCATAAACAATGGAACAGTTGAAGATATATCTATTAAACGCAATAGCATTAGCAATATCAATAACGGAGATTAATCCCTATCTTCAAACGATTTCCTTAATCTTGGCAATAGGATATACAGTAATTTCAATAAGCAAGAAACTAAAATGAATATAGATTTAAACGGAGATAAGAAAGCTGATGTTTCAATCAGTATTACCCAAATAATTACGATAGCTGCTATGTTTGCTTCTATTATTGGTTCTTACTATACTTTGAGTGCCAAGATAGATGCTAATGCTGCGGAGGTTACTAAACTTAAATACAACGAGAAAGAATACACTTGGAAAGCACAAAGACAACTCGAAGCGGAAGTAAGAGAGATTACTTTAGAGATGAGGGACTTTATGAAAGATTTAGAATATTTAAAAGTAGATAAAAGAAAATGATAAAAAAATATTGGAGTATAGTTAAAAAAGCTGCTAAAGATTGGGTGGTGGATAATTGGAAAAGTGATTTATTATTTGACAAAGGTAAAGTTATCTTTGTTGGTGTTATCGCTTTCTTTGTACTTATTAAAATAATCTACGATATATTCGTATGAACCTTAATTACTTTACTCTCTCGGAATTTTCTTCTCCGGATTTACCTAATTCAGGGCTTAATATGGATTCAGGCTTTCTTACCAAACTTGAAGAAGCAAGAGCCATTGCAGGAATACCCTTTAGAATTACATCAGGATATAGAACAAAAGAATATAATCAATCATTGCGAGACAAGGGATATAAAGCATCTCCTAACTCATCACACCTTATTGGAGTTGCAGCCGACATTGCAGTCAATTCAGGACACGACAGATACGTTATCCTTAACGCTCTTATTAGAGCAGGATTTAAAAGAATCGGAGTTGCTAAAACATTCATACATTGCGACACAGACGATTCTAAACCTAACTCCGTATGGACTTACTAATACTGTAGGTAATACGATATGTCTGACAAAAAGAAATTTAAAGAGACACAAGTAGGACAGTTCTTGTTAGAGAAGATTCCTAATATAGTAGGAGCAGTAGCAGGAGATACGTTAGCAGGAAACGTAATACAAGCCATTATAGGCGGTTCTGATATGTCCGAAGAGGATAAGTCCATAGCATTAAAAAAACTTGAATTAGAGAGAGCAGAGATAGATGGAGTAACCCGTAGATGGGTTGCAGATGCTCACAGTAAGTCTTGGTTAGCAAATAACGTTAGACCATTGACTTTAGTATTCCTTACAATTAGTTACGTAGTAGGTTGGTATTTAGGATACCCATTAGATTCTATTACAGGTCTTTTAAGTAT